TATATTTAGTAAAACTAATGAAGAAAGGTTAAATAAATGGCAATTTTATGGCGGTCGACGTCTAAATCTAAGACCAATTCTTATAAAGGTTATATTCCGATGCCGTCTACTATCGACGAGCCTTCTTTTGCTGAAAAATGGAAGAGATGGCGTCAAGGCAATCCGGCTAAATTCTTAAAATATACCGACTTACAAGAATTAGTCTATTACTGTTATCAGAATAATATGATGACGACAGTCTCAGATTTAGAATATAAATTTCACGAACACGGTATTACCGATAAGGAAAATGCGATAAAGTATATTAACGAACATAAACAAGAGTTTTCTCAGTTCGACGAATATACTGGACGACCATCTCGTCGTGAAAACAATAGTAATAATAATACTAATAATGACTGCTGTTGTTGCTGTAAAAAGAAACCATGAATTTAAATGATTTATATGATAAAATTTTAACCTCTCACAACATCGTATCTTATATCGAAAATAATACTAATTTAATTAACTTAGTGATTAAATTATACTTGTTAAGTTTTACTAATTATAGTGTTATTAACAGGGATCGTTCTCTTAAAGAAAACGAAACCTACAAAGATATCGATGTTGCATTAAACAATATTATTGCTAAGCGTATCGGCGAAAAAGTTTTCGATAAGGATATTTTAGAATCTATCGTAAACGATTTCCATAAGAAAATTAAATATATGCAAGGCAAAGGTCATGATATTGAATTACGTGACACAATGATGGCCCCGGCTATCGAATCTGTTAAGTATTTACCGATCTTACAAAAGTAAGGTCGGTTTTTTATTTTGGAGGAAAAATGCAACCAGAACAACGAGAACAATTAATTGGCTTGTATTTATCTGTTCAGCATATTGCTAAAGTTTTTAATAGCTTTAAACCTAATCAACGGCCTAAAGTCGGCGAAGACATTTTAATGGGCAATCAGCCTACACAAAATGTTATCGCTATCGTTAAAGAAAATGGTTTGCTCGAGAGCTATAAAGAATTTGAGTTCTTGGCAAAACTACTCATTCAATGTTATAATGATCCTAAGAAATTAGAAATCAGTGAAATTGATCTCAATACTGATTTCGATTTAAATTTAATCGAGGATTATTATAACAAAATTGAAAAATGAAAATTTTAAAGTCTAATCAAATTTTATTATTAGAAGATCCCAAAGAATATATCATCGACTTATTTGTTAGATTGTGCCAGTTAAATTACTTTACTAAGACTCGAGATCTCGTTGAAGATGAACAAATCGAAGTCATGTTAATTTTAGAAGCCATTACGAATACAATAGGTCGACAAGATGCTTTAGTGGACGAATGCATTGATATTTTTAGAATTTCGTTCAACATGTATAAAGATTTCTATAAATCTTGGGATCTCGTCAAAGATTATTTAAATAATAGGATAACAATTAATTAGTGTTGTATATAAAAGAGAACGTTGCTAATCATATTAAGGAATGTATTAAGACGTTCAAAATTAAACAAGATGCAAATACTTTAGAAGATGTCAGAAATGCCGTCGTGGCTATTTTTGACTATTCATGCGGAGAGAAACGACAAGAAAAATTATATATTGCTTTAAAAGAAACAGAATTATTCGTCATGGTCGACGAACTACGAATTTGTTCCGTGATCGGTAGTGGTGTACCGACTACGGTCGTAAGTGATTTTGGTATCGAAAAAATCGACTGGAGAAAACATCAGTTCTTATATCTTGGTGAACTATTTGAGAACACCTATGTGTGCAAGGATATTGAAGAACTGTTAATTCATATGTTTGAAGATTTTAGTGCGATCTTAAAAGTTAATTTCGTAAGGAAGTTCACTCCAGATGAATAAATCTGCTAATAAAATCATTAAAGCGTTAGATAATAATGTTGTGGAACTATACGGTATGAGTCAAAGTGGAAAAAGTTTCCTGGCTCATGAAATTGCTAAGAAGTATTCTATTACGTTATGGGTTGATGCCCTACATCAACATAATTTTGACGGCGATTATTATGTCGCTGTCACCAATAATTTAGAAGATGTCGAAGAAATCGTTAATGAAGTCGATTTATTAATTATCGACGATTTCTTTTCTCTTGGTGGACAACCGAGAAACAACATTTATAAGATTCAAGAATTCATTTATAATAATAAAAAATTGTCCGTCTTGATTATTAATCAGGTGCGGCATAATTTTAATGAGAACAATGTTAATAAATATAAACCGTTTGCTGATTACGTATTACAGAAATATGCTGATCGACGTTTTTGTATCGAATTTAAAGATGGAAAAACTGTCGTGACACAAACTAAATAATATGCTATAATATATTAATAAAATATATATATTTTTAAAGCGAGGTTATATCTATGATTATCGTCATTTCTGGCCCGAGTGGCTGTGGCAAGAGTACTTTAGCTGGCTTGTTCGAAGTAAAAGGTTTTTACCGTATTATTACTTCTACGACAAGATCTCGTCGTTTAAACGATCCAGTCGATCAATATTTCTTTGTTAACAAAGAAGATTGGGATCCTGAAGATTACATTTGCCAAACCGTTATTAATGGTGAAACATATGGTATTAGTAAAGACTACTTAGAGGATTTAAATAAGGAGTTGAATTATATTGTCGTGCTTGATGAGGCCGGCACTAAAGAACTCAAAGAATTATTCCCTGAATATGTCTATGCCTTTTACCTAAATACATTAGAGTCTACATGTCGTGAGCGCATGAAATTACGTGGTGATGCCGATCATAATATCGATGCTCGTGCAGAATACGACAGAACTCATAATCGTTATAATTATCTTATTAAAGAAGATGATATCTATGATCAAGCATTTTTCGGTGAAGATGAGACACCATTGTTGATGCGTCAAATTATGGATTTCTTTAATAATAATCCAGATAGTAAAGAAACTATCGATGAAGGCGAACAAATTTTACAAATGCTTCGTCATAAGAAAAAATAAATTTTAAAGACTCCGTAAGGAGTCTTTTTTATTTAACGAAAGGATATAGAATGCGTTCAGATATTATTGAACAAGGTGCTGTTATTCTGTTCGGTGAACGAGAAGATAGTATTGCTAAGTTCTATACACGCATTAAAGATTTAACTAAATTAGACTGGTCTAATGAAACTTATTCTAGTTTTAGTGCCATGATTGCTCAAGAAAGCTATAAAAAACATCCTTGGTGTAAAGAATGGAATAATCTAAGTGCTGTTAGTATTGCAAAGCTATGGGTTCTCATGAACCAAGACTATAATAATAGTCTAAAAACTACTATTCGTGTTGCTGGTTTTAGTGATAGTAATGTACAACAATTATTTTTAGACGGTATCGGTATTCTTCGACCTAGAACGAAAAAGCTATTAGTCGAATCTGAATTATTTAGCGAACTTGAATTAAAATTAATTGAAGCATCGGCTAATAAAATTAAAAAAGATTCTGATGCTGCTCGTGCTAAGAAGATTGCTGCCGTTCTTGAAAAACGTAAAAGCAAACAAACTACATATCAAGAACAAAAAGAGAAAGCTTCTAAAAAAGTAAAAGAAGTTGTCGTTACTGCTAAACAAGAAAAGCCAGTACAATATAAAGCAATTATTTTTACAGAAAACATGTCCAAGATCAAAAAGATTATGTTTGCTGTAAAATCCATTTTAAATAATAGATTTGAGGAGGTACAACGTGTCCGTAATTAAAGATTCAGAAGGTGTCCGCGTCGACCTCTTTGATAAACTTTTAGAAGATCGTGTATTGTTCATCACTGGTGAAATTAACGATCGATTAGCTAATTTCATTGTTCCAGCAATGTTGTATCTAGCTAACGAAAGTAGTCGTAAACCGATTAAATTATATATTAATAGCCCTGGTGGCAGTATCACTGCCGGCATGGCGATTTACGATACTATGAGAACTATTAGTTGTCCTGTTCATACTGTTGGTATGGGTATGTGTGCTAGTATGGCAAGTTTCTTGCTTAGTATGGGCGATAAACGAAGTGTTCTCGAAAATACTGAAGTTATGATCCATCAGCCATTAACTGGTGTACAAGGTCAACAAACCGATATTCAGATTGTTGCTAAACATATCGAACGTTTGCGCGAAAAATTAGAACGTAAATATGCTGAAAAATCTAACGGTAAAATTACCTATGAACAAATTCATGAAGCATGCGAACGCGATAATTATCTCGAAGCACAACAAGCTCTCGATATGGGTCTTATCGATGAAATTATTAAACCGAAGGAGGACAAGTAATGAAATGTAGCTACTGTGGCAAAGAGCTCAACGATCAAAAAAGTCATAATATTACGTTTGAGTCCTCCATTAAAAAAGATATCGTAATCTGTCAAGAATGCGTTCTTAAGATGGCGTCTCAAATCGAAGACAATGACGATGATTATGATATCGACGATATTTTAGGTTTGTCTTTAGGTGACGAAGATGAAGAAAACGAAGCTCCTAAAAAGAAAAAATCTGCTAAGATTGAAAAATCTGACGTTAAACCAAAAGAAATTAAAGCGTTCTTAGATGAAAGCGTTATTAACCAAGAAAATGCTAAAAAAATTCTTAGTGTCGCGATTGCTAATCATACGAAACTTCTTGAATATAATGCATTTAAGAAAAAAGATGTTGGTATCGACGTCGAGAAGTCTAATATAATTATGCTTGGCAGTACAGGTTGCGGCAAAACCTTTTTGATTAAACAACTAGCTAAGTATCTTAATCGACCATGTGTTATCATCGATGCTTCGAGTTTAACAAAAACAGGTTTTATAGGAGAAGACGTTAATAGCATCTTAGCCAAATTGTATCGTGAAGCCGGTAACAACGTTGAACGAACTCAACAAGGTATTGTATACATAGATGAAATCGATAAAATTGCGGCTCGAGATCCTAAAAATGCTGGTTCTCAAGGTAGCGATATCGGTGGTCGTGACGTACAATATGAATTGTTAAAACTTGTTGAAGGCGGTAAAGTAGCTATTAAGTCTAACGATCAACAAGGTGGATTTGCTATGTCATCTCCGACTGTTGAAATCGATACTACAAATATTTTGTTTATTTGTGGTGGTGCATTTACCGGTATTGAAAAGAAGATTGCAGAACGTTTAAATAAAGATTTAGACACGGGTCTCGGATTCTCTAGTGAGGCATCTAAAGATGTACTAGAAGAAAAATCTAAATATAACGATGTAATCGATTATATCTTACCGGAAGATTTAGATAATTTTGGTATTATTCCAGAATTATTAGGTCGTTTGCCTATTATTTGCCCGCTTAAAGAATTAAGTGTCGACGACTTAAAACAAATTTTAACGACTCCAAAACATGCAATCTTTAAGCAAATTAAAGAATTACTCGGCATGTACGATATCGATATTACTTTTGATGACGATACTGTCGATACTATCGCTAAACTTGCTTACGATCGTAAAACAGGTGCTCGCGCCCTTAAAAGTGTCGTACAATGTTTAGTCGACGATAAGTTATTTGACATCGATGAAAATACGAAAGAAATTCGTATTACTTCTGAAGATGTTAATAATAAATATGCATATTATTTAAATAAGGAGGCAAAGTAATATGACGTTAACTGAAAAAGCTCTCGATCATTTATTGGTCATTGCTAATCGTCTGTTAGACGAAGATCCTGCCGGCTTTAATACAGCATCTAGTAAATTATTACTAGATATGTATAATAGCGGTATTATTACTTCTCTCGATGCTCATGCAGCCAAGAAAGAAGTGACTGAAAAGGCAGAAGCTGCCAAGGAAGAAAAGCCAAAAAAACGTGGTCGGAAGCCCAAAGCTGAACTGGTCGAGGAAGAACCTAAAAGTGAACCAGTTGCTGTTGAAGCTGAAGAACCAAAAGTCGAAGAACCAGCTACTCCAGACGAAGTAGAAGAACTTCCCGAAGAAGTTCCTGTAACTGATTTTGACGGTAATCCTATCGAGGTACCAGAAAAATCTCCGATGGAATTATTAGGTTCTGAAGATACTGACTATGAAGCCGATAACGGTTTTAAATCTTTTGCAGAAGAAACAGCCGAGTTAGATGCAAAGGGCGCAGCCGATCCTGAAGTAGTCGAAGCTCTTAAATTCGATGAGCGTCAGCTCGATTGTTATGTTAGCAAATATAAACGTGAAGATGAAATGACGACTCAAATCGTTAAAGATCTCGCTGGTCAAATTGCTAAAGTAAAAACGTTCATTAAAGAAGACGCTAACAATCAAAAAGTATTGCAGGGTTACCTCGATGAAATTTTAGAAGAAGAAGATAAAAATAAAGTTACATTGAGTAACATTAATCCGTATTACTTAGACTACTTAGCTCATTATTTAGATTTGCGTGAAGAAATTAATCGTTACGATGAAAAGCAAATTGTAGAAGCTATGGAAGCATTATCTGGCGGCGTATTAAACGATATTAAACAATTAAATCGTTATAATATTGAAGCCATTCTGTCTGTTCTTAAAGCATAATTAAGTGCTTAAGATATATATTTATTTAAATAAATTTTTTATTAAAGGAAGGAAATTTTAATCATGTTAAATCAAGTATTATTGCAAGGTCGTGTAAATTCTGAAGGTAAAGGTATCTATTCTTATAAAGCAGGCGAAGGTGAAAAGAATTCTGTATTGCGTTTCTCCTTGTCTTCCCAACGTAATTTCAAAGCTAAAGATGCCGAATATGCAGATTGGGATAATATCACATGCACAGCATTTGGTATGACTGCTGATTTAATTCATAAAAACCAAGGTAATCAAATTATCGTTCAAGGTGCTATCCGCACTGGTTCTTATGAAAAAGAAGACGGTACTAAAGTATATACTACTGACGTAATCGTAGATCGTATTTACTTCGAACGTGGTACTGGCGCTGGTGCATCTACTGAAGCATCTAATTTCGATAGCTTTGCCGACGCTCCAAAAGCCGATGCAAAACCTGTTGTAGATTTGCTTGGCTAATCTGTGGTATACTGGGTGTAGTGGTGATCGCTGCACCCAGTTTTTCTTTTAAATAAAGAAAGGATACCTATGGATTATTTAGATAATATTGACCAGGGAATTAAAGCCTGGGAAGATGCTATTAAGAAAGAGCAGGATCTTAAAAGTGACCTCGACGATATCGCAGGTCATGTAGGTGAAGCTCTTGCCAAACAAAAATTTGGTACACCGTATCAAGTCGATTATGATGGGCGACTGTTCCAATTCGTATTTAGAATTGGTATTTCTGGTCGACATGGACGTGTCGATATGTTAACTACGGCGAACGGTTTAATCGTTAAGCCTAGAAAATTTAAGGCAGAGGTAACCTTAAATAAAGATGTTAGCTTACCAGAATCTATCGCAGAAACAGTTCGTGCAGTATTGTATCGATATTATGATTTAATTGCAGACGAGGATCACGTATATTAATGGCTGAACAAGAAATTTTAGTGCTCGAATATCCGGACAATGTTCGAATGCGAAAAGAAATGTACTTGAATGGCCCAAATCATTGTGCTCACGAAATTATCGATAATGCTGTCGATGAATTCGTTACTGGTTTCGGTAAATGTATAACTGTAGAATATAATACAGAAACTCAAGTAATGATTATCACAGACGAAGGTCGTGGTATCCCAGTAGCACTCAATGGAAAATATAAAATTCCTCAAGTGCAGTTGGCTTTGGGCTCTTTGCATGCAGGTGGTTAATAAAAAGTAGCTTGTAATAAAATAAATGCTGTAGTATAATAAAAATATATTAAAATTATATTTTTTAAATTACGAGGCATTTATGAATAGTAAATTTGCAAACAAAGGATTAGAAGAAGATTTTATTAAATATTATTCTGAGCACAAAAATATTAGTGTAGCAGAATGCTCAAAAATAATTGGAGTATCTGATGCTTCTGGATTTTATTATTTAAAGAAAAATAACATTATTCAATATTCAGTATTAGAAAAACAAGAAAAAGAGAAAAAAATTATTGAATGTGCTAAATATTATTCTGAAAATATTGGTATCTCTATTCAAAAATGTGTTGAAAAATTTGGCTTAAAAAGACATCATTTATCAAATTATTTAAAAAATAATAACATAAAAAAACATGATAAAGTCTTAGCAACAATAAATGATAAGCAGTATGTTATTAGTCAAAAAGGTTCTCATGGAAGAAAAAAATATTGGTTAGACGATATGTTTTTCGATGTTATTGACACAGAAGAAAAAGCTTATTGGTTAGGTTTTTTCTTAGCAGATGCATCTGTGTCAAATAAAGGAAATAAAATTTCCATTGGTTTATCTATTAGAGATTATGATCATTTACATAGATTAAAAAAATCATTAAATATGACACATCCAATTATAGAATTTACTTCTTCAAATGGATATGAATCATGTATGGTTTCTTTCTCTTCACAAAACATCAAAGAAAAATTAATATCATATAATGTTATTCCTAATAAAAAAGAGTATGGAAAGCATCCATATTTATTGTTAAATAATAACTTAATAAAACATTATATTAGAGGATTTTTTGATGGTGACGGCTGCGTTTCTGAAGCAGTTAGGAAAGAAAATGGAAATAAAAGATATACAATAGAAATTGCTTCTTGCAAAGAGATGTTGACATTTATAAAAGATTTTTTAGCGAATAATAATATTAAATTATCAGATATAAGAGAATGTATGTCTATATACGGAATAAGAACTTCTAATAATTTAGAAATAATTAAATTCTTTAATTTAATATATAAAAATGCAAATATTTATTTACCTAGAAAATACGAGCGATTAGAAAATATTAGCCGTATCTATTCAATTTCTGATGAAGAATAAATATGATTATTGCGGAATTAAGCGGGAAGGCTAAGTGCGAGAGCATATGTTGATCCGAGACCGAAGGCTATTTTTAAAAGAATAGCCAGGCGCAACGCATAGTAGGTGAAACTCGTAAGAGAATATAATCCTACCACGAGGCCGCAACACGTTTCAGAATTTAATACGTGAAAAGATATGCTGAGCTTATAAGAAATTATAAGAAGCAAAGGATAAAAAGCCTTTGCGATAACAAAACTGAAATTTAATTCCATCAGTGGACAAATGTCTACTACTGGTGGACTTAATGGCGTGGGAAGTAGCTGCGTTAACGCAGTCTCCGAATATTTTAACGCTACAGTGTGGCGTGATGGATATGAGTGGTCTATCGGCTTTAAAAAAGGTATCTTAAGTCAGGAATTAAAGAAAGGACGCAAGTCCAAAAAGACGGGTACCCGTATTGAATATCGATTAGATCCTGAAATATATCCAGATCCTATTAATATTAAAGATCTCGAGAAGAAGCTTAAACAGTTAAGTTATCTTAACGAAGGTCTTACTATCAAATATAATTTAGGCGACGGGTGGATTAATTTAAAATCTTCGACTCTTTTAGATTATCTAAAAGATGTCACTCCTAAAGAAACTATCGGCAAAGCGTTAGAGTTTAAAGGAGAAAAAGATAATACATCGGTTCATGTCGTATTAAATTATTGCGATGGTTTATATTCTAATACTATTTTAACGTTTGTAAATAATATCAATACCTTGAATGGCGGCGAACATTTAAATGGGTTCAAGGCTGGTATAGTGCAAGCATTAAAAGAATTAAAAATTAAAGATTTAACACAAGACGATGCGATCGAAGGATTGGTAGCTATTGTAAATATTAAGACGATCGAACCTAAATTCGAAGGTCAAAATAAATTATATTTACAAATGCCCGAGATTCGAGATCAGGTTAAAGAATTAGTTACTACGTCTTTTGGCGATGAGCTTAAAAAGAAAAAGACTTTTGCTAAGCAACTAGCTAGTAAAATTAATCTTAGTATTAAAGCTAGACTCGATGCTAAAAAAGCAAGAGAAAATGCGCGTAAGCAGAAGAAAGCATTGAAATCTACTGTTGTAGAAAAATTAAGCGATTGTCATAGTGACGATCCTGAAAAATGCGAACTGTTTATTGTCGAGGGTAAAAGGCAGAGTTGCTCTCGTTAAATCCACTTAACTGCGGGAAAATTTAAATAAAATATAAGTACTATCTTATTATAGTGATATAATAAGGACAATGAGTAATGTCGGCGATATAGTAATAAGCTTATATTTTTAAATAATCCGCATCGAAAGATCTTGTAAAAGATATACGTTCAGAGACTATCGAACAGCTTTAGCTTAGTAGAGTAGGATTAATTATCCGAAACAGTGGAATATCATTAGATATAAGATATAGTCCAAATAAGTCCAACTCTGGACTCTGCGGGAGGATCCTCAAAGCAAGCACGTGACCCCGAATATCAAGCTGTGCTTCCTATTTTCGGTAAAGTAATGAATACCGAAAAGAATGGTGGTACAGTTACGTCTGACAAACTACTCGATCTTGTTAACGCATTAGGTTGTGGTATTGATAAATCATTCAATATTGATGAATTAAAATACAATAAGATTGTCGTAATGTCAGATGCGGATTAATAAAAATTAGTCGTCCTTGCAGGAATGCAAGAGATTACAAGCACCCTAACGCTATATAGCGGTGTATATTAAATAATAATATGCTTACGGTTGGAGTTGAATAAGGCAAAATGCACGAAGGCGCTCCTATAATCAAGAGAACCTGATGGGCCAGAAATGGTCAGCAATGGCAATACCGTGCTAAGTCGATATTAAAATAATATCGTAAATGTGTAACGACTATAGAGGTGCTATCCAGACCGGATAAAAATATAGTCTAGTCCCCTTATGAAGTATCGGGAAACCGAGGGTGCGATCGGACGACGGGGCTCATATTATCTGCCTTTGGGCAACATTCTTTTATAACCATTATAGAGAATTGATCGAAAATGGTTATATTTATGCAGCTGCTCCTCCTTTGTTTAGATTAGTTAAAGGCAATAGCCATAAATATATCTATACCAAAGACGAGCTTGCTAAGTATAAAGAAAAAGACCAATGGCATGTGCAATACATAAAAGGATTAGGAGAAATGAATCCTGATCAATTATGGGAGAGTACTCTCGATCCTAAAAAAAGACATTTATATAAGATTACGATCGAAGACGCTGAGAAGTGTGCTAAGATGGTATCTGATATAATGGGTAAAGATTCTGAAGCTAGAAAAAATCTTGTGTTAAATAATTTTGGAGTCGAATAGTGGGTTTTATTAAACAACTAATTAAGACTATTAAAGACGTTAATAAAGAGTATCGGAATGCGGCTGACGAGCAATATATTCCGTTGATTAGTGAAATCATCGAAAAAGGCGAATTAAAAGAAAATCGTACCGGTGTTAATGCTTTTAGCTTACCGCATAAGATACTTCAATTTGATCTTGAAGATGAATTTCCTTTATTAACGACTAAATTTGTCGGACTCAAAACAGCGATTAAAGAAATGCTGTGGATCTGGCAAGATCAGAGTAATAGTGTTGAACTATTACGCAATAAATATAATGTTACCATATGGGACGAATGGGAACGCAAAGACGGTACTATCGGCCTAGCTTACGGTTATCAACTAGGAAAAGAATATAAGTATTTCGACGTGCTAGTTGAAAACGTAGCCAAGCTTAAAAAAGAAGGTAAAATTAAAAATTATCATTTGGGTAAAAATGGAGAAATCTATATGAACCAAGTCGATAAATTAATTTACGACCTTCACTATAATAAAGATAGTCGTCGTATGGTAGTTAGTCTATGGAACGTAGAAGATTTAAATAATATGGCATTGCAACCTTGTGCATTCTTAACTGAATGGAATGTTACTAACGGCAAGCTTAATTTGTTGTTAAATATTCGAAGCTCCGATACATTAGTAGGCTTACCATATAATATGGCTCAATATGCATTTTTATTGTTACTCATGGCGCAAACCTGTGGTTTAAAACCAGGATTATTTACGATCATGATTAATGATGCTCATGTGTATGAAAATCATTTGCGTGGCGCATTCATTCAAGTAGGTAATGCTAGCCATTATGCTCCAAAAGTCGAAATTAAATCTCGTGTTAAAAGTTTCTATGACTTTAGAATCGAAGATTTAATTCTTGAAGACTATGAACATAGTGGTAAAATTCCTTTCGAGGTAGCTGTATGATCTATATGATCGGATGTATGAATTTATTTCATTACATCGGTAAGAATAATGAATTACTATATCATATTCCTAAAGATCTTACATTCTTTAAAAAGAAGACTTTAAATAAAGTTATCGTAATGGGCCGGAAAACCTTTGAAAGTTTGCCTGGGCTTCTCCCTAATCGAGAACACTGGGTTATTAGTAAAAGTGGTTTTTCTCATCCTGGTGTACGAGTATTTTCTTCTGTTGAAGAATGTAGAGCAGCTATGCTCGAAGGATACGATTACTATATTATTGGTGGCGGAACAATCTATCGTGAATTTTTAAAATATTGCGATGCTGTTTATTTAACTGTCGTCGAAGATTTTAAAGTCGGCGATACGTTGTTCCCGTATAGTAGAATTACTAGAGATTTTTCTCTAGTAAGTGCTAGAGAAGATACCGACGAGAAGTCGGGATTTAAATTAGAATTTAGAAAGTATATTAAAAAGTGAATAATTTTCTAAATATAGCCGGAACAATTGATGAGATCGTTGTATCTCATCAAGATGTTCACGGCCAAGATATATATAAAGCTTTCGTTACGATGAAAGTTAAAAAAAGAAATATCAAGATTCCAGTATACTTTAAAGATAACGTTCGATTAGTATACAATCTTAAAGATGGTTCTCACATTAATGCATTCGGTGAAATTCGTACCAAGAATATTAAAACAGATACTGGTGTTAAATTAATCGTTTACGGTTATTTAACTCAAGCTAATCAGCATGTATCTCAATTTAACGAAACCAAACTTAAAGGTAAAATTGTTAAGATTAATAAAGTTACGAACAAGAGTGGCCATAATATCTGTAACGATATTATAATGGTTGAACGCAATAATGGAACAGAAAAAGATTTTATTCCGTGTGTCGGTCACAATCTTAATGCAAATATCTTACGCGATATTCCGTTAAAGACGAATGTCGAAATCACAGGCATGTTCGTTAATCGAAAATACTGGGATAAGGTTAATCAATGTGAACGTGAGACATATGAAGTTCTCGTTAAGGATATCAAGGTAATTAGCAATGGAAATTGAAATTGAATTAAGCGACTTGCTCGTTAAAAATTTTAGTAAATATGCTAATCACATTGTATATGAGCGAGCAATTCCGTTACTTAACGACGGATTAAAACCTGTTCAACGACGTGTATTATTGTCGATGAATAATTTAGGTTTAAATAATAATAAACCTCATAGAAAATCAGCTAAGATTGTCGGCGATACTGTCGGCCAATATCATCCGCATAGCTTAGACGGTCCTTATGGCGCACTCGTTAATATGACGGCAACATTCTCTGCTAGATACCCATTAGGAGATGGTAGCGGCAATTTTGGATCGATAGAGAATGATCCACCAGCTGCCTTCAGGTACACTGAAGCGAGACTTAGTAAGACTGGAGATCTACTTCTAGGAGACACTAACGAAGCTACAGTGCCATGGATGCCGACTTACGATAACGAAGGATTAGAACCAAAATATTTAGGAGGATTCTTCCCTAATATTTTGTGTAATTATACTAACGGTATTGCTGCCGGTGTAAGCTCGATGATCCCGTCACATAATGCGACAGAAGTTATTACGGCCTTAATTAAGACGATCGATCAAGTTAATAAAGGTAAAGATATTAATACTAAGTTCTTAATGAAATATATCAAAGGACCTGATTTCCCGACTGAAGGAATCATCATGAATCCTGACGATATAGAGTCTGTATATGATAACGGTAAAGGCAAGTTTATTATCCGCGGTCAATATACAATTAAAAACAAAAAAGAATTAGTATTTACCTCTATTCCGTATACTACTAATGTTAGTGTAATTATGACTGGATTAAAGAAATTAAGAGAAGCAAAACTTTGTGGAGAATTTAAAAACTTCTCGGCAAAAGGCGTTCTTAATATTTCTATTAAGCCGGCACGTGGTCAATCTGTCGA